GGCCAGTTCCCCGTGTCGATAGGTGTCATCCCGTTCAGGTTCCCATCCCTCGACGCTGATCTGCCGCTGGCGCTCGGCCAGCACGTCGCGGGCGGCTGCGGTCAGCGCATCGCCAGCAGCGGGAGCTGGGCGGCGCCATAGCGCCTCCGGCTCTTCTCCGATCTCGCAATAGGCTCGCGCTTCGACCACATCGAAGAACAACATGCAGGGCGAGCCGTCCTCGTCCAGCGTGAGATAGGCCGCCGGCTTTTCCTTCACCGTGGATACGCCAGGGGCGGCGGGAAGCGGCATCCAGTGCGTGGGCTGGTGAAACAGCGGAGGCATCTCGCCGTCCAGCTTCCAGCCGCCCAGGCCGTAGAACTGGCCAGTAATGGCCGCGTTGTAGCGCTCATTCCACAGCAATACACGGCGGCCGTCCTTCGGCGCGCTCTCGATCGGCAGCCAGCCGGCGGGAATGGTGGTGGTCATGTCAGTACCTCACTAATTGATGCAGAATAGGAAGCAAAGGAACATCAAGCCGGTGTACGCGCCAACAAGCCCCCATCCCATGGCTCGCTCTGACGCGTCGTCGTCAAGGTCAAGATCCGCATCTTCGTCCGGGTTCCACTCATCAGAATTCCGCATGATCATTTGGAATCTCCAAGGCAATAGAGGGGCAGCCCCACCAGCAAAGGCGGGGTTCTCCATAGGTTGATAGCTGGGGGACTGCCGGGGAACTACTTGATGGACAGCCTGACGCCTTGGCGCAGCTTGGCGCCCGGCACTTCGTTGCCGTCCTTGATGGCCTGCAACACCAGCTTCTTGTCCAACTGAGGCGGCGGCGCGGGAGGCGTGACGAAGTAATCAGCCGGGATTTGCCGTTCGTCCAGCACTTCGACAGCAGGCGGATTCTTTGCAATGCTGATGGAGAACAGCGGGCATTCGATCTTTTGGATGCCGTTGTTCTGCATGGCGTCGAGAACGTACCGTTTCAGGCTTTCCACGCGGTTCTCGATGGCCTTGCGCCGTGCTGCCATGCTGGCTTCGGCTTCCTTGATCGCTGCGGCGGTCGTTTCCAGGTTGCGCAGGAAGCACACCACGTTCTGCGCCTTCACTTCAAGTTCTCCACCAAGGGATTCCAGGGTGTCGGCAAGCACGTTCTCCGGAAGATCCAGGTCTTCCAGGGCCTTAAGCTGGTCGCGGTGTTCTGCGGCCAGCGTATACAGGGATACGCCGGTCATGTTTCACCTCAAAAAGGAATATCGTCGTCCATGTCGGACATAGCATTGCTGGGTTCTTGGGTCGGCTTGGGCGCGGGCTTCGTGGCCGGTTTTGACGAAGGCTTCGCAGTGGAAGGGGCTGCATCATCCTTACTTCCGAGCATTTGCATTTGGTCCAGCACCAGACGCGTTTGGTAGCGATCGGCTCCCGTCTCTTTGTCCTGGAACTTCTGTGTGTTCCAGCGGCCTTCTACGTACACCTGCTTTCCCTTGGAGAGGTACTCTCCGCAGATTTCAGCCAGCTTGCCGAACGCGACAGCGGGAATCCACTCGGTGCCGTCCTTGTTGGCCGTTTTCCAGCCAACCGCCAGCGAAAAGCTGCACACGGGCGTGCCGTCACCGATGTAGCGGACTTCGGGGTCACGGCCTAACCGGCCGATGAACATGCACTTGTTGAGATCGTTAGCCATTAGGCTGCTTCCTGTTGGGGTTTATCGAAAGAATCCCGTTTCGCCTCGTACACAGGCTTGATTGCCTCTTGGCCGGCTGTGTCGAAGTACTTCCACCACCCGGCGAATACGGCCTTGAGCGAATCAGCCGAATCAGCATCGTTGATCTGACGCTTGGCTTCGGCGATATCCTCGGCGCGTTGTTGCTCGGCCTTGGCGTCTTCGAACTCTTTGCGGACAGCCTCCACATACTTGGAGTCATCCCAATGGCCGCTGAAGATGTCGCCAGAGAACCCGAGGTAGGACATGCACTTGGTCATCGCGTCGGTGACGCTTTTCTTCGGCGCGTCCTCGTCCACGATCAAGGCGTTCTTGGAGGACATATAGGCGGCTTTGGTCTGACCAACTTGCTGGATACGTCCCGTTTTGCCGTCCTTCTCGTACCAAAGTTCTACATGAGCGATATGTAAAACATCGGTGTCGCTTAGGCGTTCCATGCGCTCGCTCAGGATTTCGATTCCCCAGCCGATGCCGCACATGCCAAACTCAGCCGTCATCCGCTCCACCAGGTAGTAGGGTTGTGGGCTATTGCCCTTGTATTGCTTGCCGGTAATCGGCTTGACCCGGGCGGGATCGGTCTTCATCACCCGGTTCCAGAAGTCCATATTGCTCATGTTCCAATTCCTGTTGATGTGCCAGAGCGGCGTCCTCGTCGTCTTGGCTCATGCTGCAAACTCCGGTATGCCGGACTGAATGCGCAGAAGGCGGATCGTGTCGGCAGTGAATTTGCTATCCGGATCATGGCCGAACCATTCGCATGCGTTGACGACGCCGAAGGCACGGATGGCGTTATCGAAAGCATCCGCCGGTACGCGCTCGTCCACGGGCGCAATCTCGCCGGGACCGCCGTGAGGTATCTCGCTCATGTCTCAGTCCTTTGCGGCATACCGGGTGCCGCCATCCTTCGCCCAGCGTTCGTTAGACGATTCGTCAGACTGCTGAACGCTTGCGAGAACGCCTACGATGGCGCAGATGAGCGAAAAAATGCCCACTAGCGAGTGGGCGTCTATTTGGATAAGCCAGCGTAGGAGGCGTTTCATTGCAAACTCCCTGCGGCCAGCAGGCGGGCGCGGATTTCGTCCGCGTGTTCCTGGTCGGTGATGACGAATTGATGCTTGCCGGCCTCGGCCTTCCAGTGCTGCTCCACTTTCAGGCCGGGCTGCACCATCCGGTCGTAGGTGTAGCAGCGGGTGATCCTGGCGATTTCAGGGCGCGTAATGAAGTGGTCCCACTTCATGACCAGGAACGGCCCTTTGCCGGTGGCAATCGCATCGCTGACCAGCGACGGCTGCGGCGCGAGCGCCCACACCGTGCGCGGCAACGGCTCGAACGTCTGCTTGCCGGCCTCTTCCCACCCCTCGAGCACCGTGCCATCCCAGTTTCCGTCGCGCACGATGAAGGCATATTCACGGTCGCCAAAGGTCAGGACGCCCTCGGCACGCACGTTGATGGCGTCGATGCGGTCCCGGCTCAGGATGCTGACGTGCTGCGGGTGGTAGTCGTCACCGTATTGGGCGGCTTCGCAGATCATCTGCATCACGTTGTCGCGTTCCACGGCGGGAATGTCACGCTCGAAAGCCTCGTCTACTGACAATTGCGTCGTCATTGCTCACCCCTCCAATTGCTCGTTGATCGCGTGTTTGATATCCCGCTGCAAGCCCAGCACCCAATGGCTGTTGCTGTACATGACGGCGTAGAGAATGGCCATCCAACCAGCCGGACCAAGATTGGCGAAGAAGTCTGCATCGCCCAGGCGCTTGGCCCACCACAGGGCGTCATGGCCGTCTGCATCCCAGCTTGCGGGGTTGCCCAGCGTCTCGCATACGTCCTGCACCGTGGCAGTCAAGACTTCGTACTGCTCATCACCATGGAATTGGTCCATTCTTAGCTCCACCCCACCACGAACGCCAGCGGGACAAAAAGGATTGCGTAGAACCACCAGAAGCTACGGATGTTATTGATCAGCACCTTCAGCATGGTTGTTCTCCTTAGGTGGGGCGGGGAGGGGTTGCCAGTGGGTAGGTTCTGAATAGCTTTCTCCGCAATCGTCCACGTTGACCCAGCCGCCATTCCTGTACTTAGTGATCCCATAAGACCTTTCGGTTACTTTTGATCCACGTAGGGGGGGCCAAAATGCAAGCACTGCGGTGCCATCACAAGGGGCAGATTCCATAGTCTTCCATTTACCCACGGTCATCCTCCTGAGCCATCGAGCGGATGGCATGTACCAACTTTGGCCCAAGATCGGCGGGGATCTTCAAGTCAAAGCGTCGGCAGATCATGCAGGCGACATCTTCAATCGCAGCGCTGCGGGCATCACGTGCCGCTTGTTCGGCATAGGCAGTGGCCCATGCTTTGAGCTTTTCCTCATCCCATTCAAAGATGGCGCCTTCATCCCCATCGGGGCTATAGATGACATCCACAAGGTCTTGCTCCGGCAGGTCCGGCAGAGGCGGCAGCTTGATAGGGGAGGTCATGAGCGTTCCTTTGATAAGAGAGCATTCACTTGCTCAAGAACTTCGCTAGATGCACCGTTCAATTTCTCGCTGATGATCGACCTTAGCGTTGCTCGCATTTGGGCATCTAGATGCGCCTCGGTGACGGGCTGAATGCAGCTCGAATGCCATCGATTGATGCTGCCTACTTCGCTTCCGCTTTCGCGATTGAAGCGGCTGTGGCCAACCACGATCATGGTTTTGGTGACTCGGCTGACCTTCTCGATTTTGGGCGAGAACCATGTGTTGGTAACGAGCACGCTGCTTCCCGGCTCAAGCGAAGAGAGCCAATCTTTCCTATCCATGCGGGTCTCCAATCAGGTATATGAAGAGGGTGCCGGTGCTGATCTCCGGCTTGCCCTAGGGCGGACGGGAGCTACTCCGCTGCGCATCAGCCTGCGCTTACTGCTTACCCTCATCAGATGGCACCGCGCCCGGTGTACGGCCCCGGTTTTCGTACCTACACGTAGTCGCATGGTTGGTTGTGCTGCGTTGCCAAAGCGCAGCCACGATGCCATCTGATGAGAGTTCCTGGACACTGACGCGGCCCAGGTTCACGTCCTACCTTCACGGCACCAGCATCCTCACGTCCGTATGCATCCAGAGCGGTATTGATGCTGGGCTTGGAAGGCGGGGAGAGACTAATTGCCTTGCGGATGGAAGACGAACGTTTGAACGCGGCCGTCGTAGTAGTGAAGCTTTGCTTGTTTACGACACCACGCGGCCGCGGCCTCGCTGATCGGTATGTCGTACAGCGAAGGTTGCTCGCGACCGTCTTCATCAGTCACCCAGTAGGACCAGCGCTCACCGCAGCATTCGCAGTATTCGCTATAGGGAGCAAAAAGGCGTTCGGCAGTCGAAATTGCTTCAGCAGCATTCCGCGCTTGGATGAACACTTCTTCATCGACCGTATCGTTTTTGATGAAGTAGCCACCACTGTTGTTTTGGCTAAAGTTGAACCATTTCAAGTGGACGACAGCGGCGTTGGACAGATCGATCACGTTTGCATCATCCATCTTGTTCTCCTTGTTAATCGGTATGTGAATCCTCAGCCGGCTTTTCGCTACCAGGAACGGCTGGCGACATGGTGATGATCGTGTGCAGCATAGGCTTCCACTTCGCCCACCATTCCAGCGCCGACGAATCCATGCGGGCGATCTGCTCATCGGTGAAAGACCACCAGCGCTCTAGTTCGTGGAACTGGCAGCCGATCTGCATGTGGGTCGCGGTGTACGTCACTGGCCACGTATCGCACTGGATGGCCTTGATCTCGCGCAGGTTGCCGGAAGCGCCCCGGATGCTTCGCAGTTCGCCCAGGTTGGCACCGCCCAGGTAGGCACCGCCCAGGTAGGCACCGCGCAGGTCGGCACCGCCCAGGTTGGCATCGCGCAGGTTGGCACCGCCCAGGTAGGCACCGCGCAGGTTGGCACCGCCCAGGTTGGCACCGCCCAGGTAGGCACCGCCCAGGTTGGCACCGCGCAGGTCGGCACCGCCCAGGTTGGCATCGCCCAGGTAGGCACCGCCCAGGTAGGCACCGCCCAGGTTGGCACCGCCCAGGTTGGCACCGCCCAGGTAGGCATCGCGCAGGTTGGCACCGGCCAGGTAGGCATCGCGCAGGTCGGCACCGCCCAGGTTGGCACCGCGCAGGTCGGCACCGCCCAGGTTGGCATCGCCCAGGTAGGCACCGCCCAGGTAGGCACCGCCCAGGTCGGCACCGCCCAGGTAGGCACCGCCCAGGTAGGCATCGCCCAGGTAGGCACGAGCTTCCACGGCCTGCTCCAGCGCCACACGGGCAACCATGCCGCTCTCCGTTCCCTCGGGCACGTCAGCCGTGAAGAGCACGGCGCCAGTCCAACGATTCTTGATTGCGTGATTCACGGTATATCCCTCTCTTGGTATGTGAATCCTGAAAGAAGCGGGCGAGATTCGAACTCGCGCCGGCTGCCGCCGTCTGGATACGTCAGGTCGCGACCCCAACGCATTGCCAGCCTCCCAATCTGTGGGCGCTCTTCCGCTGAGCTACCGCTTCTTTCAGGATTCATGTAGATGCGCTATACCCGCCAGCGCTATAGGGGTGGGCAGGGTTAGCCGCGATCATCCATATAGGCGTCATTCCAGCCCTCGTTCCAATAGAACGAAGCTACCTGTTCGGTGTAGGGGTTCTCGCGGACACCGTTGTGGTATGCAGCAAAGCCTTCATTGGCGTAGACGGCAAAGCGTTGGTCGTAATGGCTCATAGCTGTCTCCAGGTTCATGGAAATGCCAGAACCCGGATGGGTTGGCATTGGTTGGTCATGTGTCTGCGTCCTGTCACGGCGCAGAAAGTTGACGTTGCTCTTTTTCATACATGGCTTCGGCATCCGCAACGATGCTTAGCCACTCTGCCCGGCTCACGCGGGACTTAAAGATGGCTATCAGGTAGTGGCCTAAATCTTGCCTGTGCCCCTTCGCCTTGGACACCAAAGGGCGGAGTTCTGCGAGCCGGTCATCGATTTCTTTGATCTGCTCGCCAACAGCGTCATAGCGGGCCTGTTGGATCATCCAAATGTTCTTTTGGAGCCTGGGCGCAGGCTTGATTGCCTTGCGTTCCGCGATCAGCTGTTCTTTCCTCTTCAGGAGGACTTCGCGTTCTTCCTCAGGAGACAAGCCGTCTTGCCAAACGCCCGCGCCGTAGCCAAGGGTGTCCTTGCCAGTTGCGCTTAGGCGAGTGCCGTAGCTTCCCGTGCGGGCTATCTTGTGCTGCCGCGTCACCGCGATCTTGCTCATGAAAACCTCCTTTCATTCGTCAGCCATCGCTCATAGAACGGGCTGACTATCCTGCGCCGGCGCCTTGATCCAAGGCGTATGCACAGACAGCGCCATCTCCACGGCTTGCTGGTAGCTCTTGGCTTCGCGGATCAGGACGTACAAGTCCTTGGTCTGCTGATGGCCGACGATTTTCTTTACCGCTGGGCTTTTGCTGGCCTTCTCGAACGCTTCACCAGAGTTGGACGCCTTGAATTCGCCGGCCAGCACGGGACGAGTTAGACCCGTCTTGGAGTGGACAAACGCGTAGTAGGTCATAGCGCCTTCCCAAGAATGTCCCGCAGGTACGGGCGCAGAATGTCGAGGGCGTCCTGCTCCTTGCCCATCGTCAGGAGCTGATGGATCTTGGCCATCAGGTCCAGGTTTACGGACGGGTGATCAGCCTCAAAATCCGACGAAACTTCGTAGCCGCGAGACTCAAGCTCGGAAACCATTTCGTCGTCACCCAGCTCTGTGAGGTCAAGTTCAACCTCAACGGTCACTTTGGTCATATCGACCTCCAGGTTCATGAAGATGCGAACCCGGATGGATCCGCATTCAGATGAATCTGGGGCAGGGCGACGCGATCACGCAGCGCCATCCCGCCCGCACTGCTGGTTGCGCAACTCCCGGCGTGGCCGGCTCGCAATGCAGTGGTTCCCGGCCTACTCCCGGTGGTCATCAACACGATTACGCGCCATCGGTCGATTCTTGGCGTCCTCTCGGCTCACCTGCTGCTGCTTGGCTCTGCGCCAGGCCGGCTAACTGCTGCCCGCTCGGGGCGGCCACTCGCAGCTCGGTGTCTTCGGCATCTTTTTTGTCCAGGGCGTCCGCAATGTCCCCTGTCGCATCGCCTCTCGGCGGGTGCGGAACGGTTTGCACATCGGTTGTTAAAGAGCGGGTACTGCTGGTACTGCTTCCTCTGCTCCATGCCGTCTCTTTATGTGTGAGGGCTAACGTCTGCCGGTGAGGGTCCCGAGGGCCCGGCTCCGTGGAGTCTTGCTTTGCTGTGTTTGCAGCGCGTAAACGAATAATCGCATTTGCGATTGAGAAAGTCAACCGCAAATGCGATTGAAGCATCCATGGGAAGGCGTCCGGTAGATGCAACCGGCAGACACGGTTTGTCTGGACTTGTTAAAGTAGGGCCGCTACTCAGGGCCTTGGCCCCTCAACAATCAGGAGAAGCAATGAAAAGGACGGGAAAGGCCGCGTTGGCGGTGCTGTGCGTGGCAATGGTGGCCGGCTGCAAGACGACTGTCGAAACTGAGGTCAGCCTGACCGATCTACTGAACTCGCCGACTAAGCAGCTTGCCGCTAATTTGCTGGTGGAGGTGCCTGCCTGCCAGAGCCATGAAGACTCGCGCCAGCCTTCTAAGATCCTGATAGACGTTCAGCAAGCAGTCCCAGGGATTTTTTCGGATGCGAAGTATGAGGAGTGCTACCGCAAGGGGTTCGACTCGTTCGCGCGGTTCTCCCTTCCTATCTTTCTCGATAAAGACATGGATGGGAAGCTGGCTTCGAATTCCCATATCAATCTCATCTCGAACGAGAAGGGATTGCTATCGGTGGGCGTTCCTGACGCGATCAAGGCAAAGATCGCTAGCGCGCAGAAGAAATCACCCGTTGGCAAGTTGGACCTGAAATTCGCGATCAAGGTCAAGAACGACACGGGGAAGGAGTTCCCGTTCTCGGCAGTCGCCGTGTTCATTGACCAGGCGCCAGTTGTGTTCAGCAATCTGACCTCCAAGGCAAACGGGTCATTCCTCGTGACACTGTCTGACGTGTCGGCGAAGTCGGCCGTCGAGAAAGGGGACGCAATGGTGCTCTTGCACAAGTCGAAGTAGGTGCAGGGCGCGCCGCCGGTCGTTCATCCGGCCGGCGCTCAACAAGAAAGCCACCCATAGGTGCCCTTTTTGGGTATCACTTGGTCCAGGGGCCGCCCAAGTATCCTCGTTCGGGCCGACTATCCGCGAGTGTCATGGCGCTGGTTCGACCTGGCCAGCTCGGGCGCTGGTACACAATCTTGCCGCGGCTGCCACGCACCCTTTCCAGGAGTGGGGCTCGCAGATCAGCGAGCCGCGCAGATGTAGCTACGGCGTGGCCTTGTTCGTGCGCCGTATAGCCTGGCGCCGGGCCGGTGATGGTGATGGTGATGATCTTCATCGAGGTCTCCTTGTTGGAAGCCTCCATTGTGGAGTGCGGCAAGAGGCCTGGTGGATTTAAGTCAACGCCCATTCGAGGCGCCGCCGCAACAAAGCCACCTGAAGATGACAATAGTGTAACGACTCCCCCTTGTCTGCTAGGCCAAAAAGGAGTAATAAGTGCTTGAAATTAGGTCTTCATGAACCTACAATGGATCTACGCTGTGACTGCGCCGATACTTGCAGGATTAGAGGGAAACCTCTGACACAGCGCCTAATTCAGGGCCCTTGCTGCTGCAGGGGCCCTTTCAATTTAGGGTTTCGGGAAAAGTACGATCCCATAACCGGTAATGGAGCCGGAGGGCGACGTGCGAAATGAACCTTTGATCTGTTCGTAGAATCTTTTGTCACCAGCCTTTCTGGCTCTAAAGACCGCACCGGCTACCATGTCAGCGAACTGAATTCCTACGCTTAGGTGTGAAGGCGCGATAAAAAGCCCTTCTATTAGGTTGGCGTAGATGGAGGTTGACGTTTTTTGCTTCGTCAAGAGCTTGTAATGAAGCTCACGCAAACGCTCGTCGTCTTTTGGAGCGCGGTGGTCGCACACGACAATCCCATAGATCTTGTTTCCGACCATTCGCTCCAGATCTTGCAGGTAGTACTGGAATCGTTCTGTTAATTGCTTGTATGCATACCAATACAGATCGTCAGCACAGTTGATGTATCTGAGGTTGTACGCGTTCACGACGTCCACGACAACGCATATGAGCTTGATCGACTTGTATTTCGAAATCAATTGGTAGAGGCCTGACCGCAACTCTTCTTTTTGTTCGTAGGACAGGTGGCTCATGCCGTGCGGCTTGGCACCTTCCCGGGTAGGGGCGAAGTACCTCCACTTGATCTCGCACTCGACCCCAATTCTGGCTTTCAGCGCTGTCAGATCTTGGGAGAGTTTCGGCCATACATCTTCAGGAACCGCGATGCCGCCTAGAACGAAATAGGGGGTATCTTTCGCCTTTTCTATAGGTGGTGGTGTCCCTGACTCATCTACAAACAGTATTTGCATTGCTTCGTCGATCCTGTGTTGTCCCTTTTTCTAGTAACCCCATAAAGGTGGGCTAGGTCACGCCCTCACCCACTGCCCAGCCTCGTCATCCCGCAGCCGGGCACCGGCCCAGACGACTTGGCCAAGGACGCGTACGGGATGCTCGTTCTCCAGCGGGATATCGGGGTAGGCTGGGTTGAACGACCGAGCAACCCAGCGCCCGGTCAGCCTATCCCTTGCCACCGTCTTGACGATCATCTTGCCGTCATAGTTGATGGCGTACACACCGCCGCTTGCCAGGTCACGCAGTGTCAGGTTCTCGTTAGGAACCATGAGCAGGCCAGCTCCGTCGCGGATGACGGGCTCCATGCTGTCGCCTTTTGCATACACTACGCGACCTCGTCCCTTATCGGCGCCTACTGAACGCAGGAACGAGGCGCGGAACTGGATCATCCCGGTGACCAGTTCGTTGTCGTTCTCGATCCCGTCGCCTGCAGCCAGGCGCACGTCCGCCAGTTCTGGAACCTTCTCAAACTTGTCATTGGCGGCATGTGGTTCGCCAGGGCCCACGTTGGCGACCACGTCCTTCGCGATGCTGAACGGGCGAGCGGCATGCTCACGTTCGATTTGCTTTGTGGTCTTGCCGCCTTCCCACGGGTCGGGCAGGCCAGGTATTCGCATTGGGAATGGATCGTCGGCGTGATCCATATCGACAAGCCCGCCAGGCTTGTGAGCACGCAAAGGAACCGCCGCGGCAGGTGTCGAGACCGGTCGAGGTGCCACCTGTATCCCGAGCTTCATCTGGGCGATGGCGAGAGCAATAGCGCCCTCGAGCGCATTGAGCTGCGACTCGGGCAGTGCGCGCAATTGGTCCTCAGGGATCGTGCGGAAGGGCCACGGTGCAGGCGGGGCTGGCCGCGCAGCGGCATCGCCCGCGCCGTTGCCTCTCTTGGGCCCAACGCCGTCCATCAGCCACTCGACATTGACGTTGAGCGCTCGAGCCAAGTCCAAGAACAGGGATGACCCCTTGTTCCGGCCGTTCTCAATGCTGGCAATAGTGGACTGCCCCGCGCCAACAGCTTTCGCCAATTGGGCTTGGGACATTCCGGACTCTGTCCTTGCCTCTGCAAGGCGATCTTTAAGGGCGCTCATATCGCAATTGTGATACGTAGGCCAATCGCAATGGCGCTTGCATGGTGAGCGCAATTGCGATTAAATGGCGCATGGACTGGAAAAACCTCATCTCTGATCTGCAAGCCAAGGGCTGGACGCAAGCCCGAATCGCCAAAGCCCTTGGAGACAAGCCCCAATCTTGGGTTGCCGACATTTGCAAAGGCCGATACCGAGACCTCAAGTGGGCTGACGGGGAACGCCTCATCAAGTTGCACCGTCGAGAAATGCGGCGCGCACCCGCGCCGGCCCAGCAGGAGCCGAGCCATGCGTGATCTCGGGGGCCCTTGTGTTACTGCCGGGACGGCGGTGATTGTTGTTCGCGGTCGTTCTGCTGGTGGAGGTGGTGGGCTAGGAGGATTGCCTGCTCGTGATTTATCGAGAACCCCATCCATCCAAGCCCGGGATGTCGATAGCACACGACCGATCCATCGGCGAAATCTGGCTGGACCCACCATGCCGGAAATGCCGCGATCGGCAACTGCTTGCCGATGGGGACTGCCTTTGGTACTGGCGGCTGCATGCCTTCTCGTAGCGCTGAGAGGGCAGCGATGATCTGCTCGATTTCTCCGGCATCCAACTCGCCTTCGCCCTCGTTGAATGCGCGCACTTCGCCCGTTGTTCGCGAAAACGTCAGGACTATGTTTTCCATGGCCGGCTCCTTTGTCGATGGTGTGTGTGAGAACCGCCAGTTTAAGGCGTTGGGGCTGGCCGCCCGTTTTCGTCGTCATGGATCAATGCACCGTCGCGCCGACGCGGTCGTCGGTGGCCCATGCCATGCGGTCACGCTCGGCGCACAGCTCCTGAAACAAGTCCATGACTGCCTTCTCGCTCGGGTCTTCAAAGATCCGGCGGGCCAAGTCCTGGGCGCTGATCAACAACTTTTCAGTTTCGGTCACGAAACACACCTCGCTCTTTGTTCATAAGGAAGTACTCAATGAGCACCCAAGCAGTTTCTCCCGATGAGGTTGAAAGCACACGCAAGATCGCTGAAAGACTGCGCAGCGAGATTGGTAGCGCGATTTCACTGTTCACCCAGGCGCGTGCAGCGGATTTCATGGGCACGTCAGCCAGCACTGTGAACCGCATCGTCGCCGATGACTTGGACAAGGTCTGCCATCTGATGGCCGCCATCGGGTGGCAATTCGCTCCGCTGGATTCGATGGTGGTCAGCAAGGCGCAGCTCGAGGCCTATGAAGAGTTTGCCTACGAGTACTTGCGCCCGAAGGTCGAAGCCCGGAGGCGGGGCTGACATGTCTGACCAGCTCCATCGCGAATTCCTTTTGACCGGCGAGGCGCCGGCCGCCGCTATGTGGCAGTTCGTCAAGTCGAACGCTCGGCCATTTGCCGAGCGCGGCCATCCGTTGCGCGTGATTGTCACCGACGAAGAGGAAGACCGCCTGGAGCAACAGATTCGCTATTACTTCGGCGTCGTCATGAAGGCGATCGCTGAAAACGTCTGGGTGGAGGGCCGCCGGTTCAGCAAAGAAAGCTGGCACGAGCACTTCGCTCGAAAGTTCCTGCCACCTACGGAGATGGTCTTGCCGGACGGTGAGGTTGTGATTGTTCGGGCGTCGATCGCCCGCGGGAAGATTGGTGTGCGAGCCATGGCCAAGTACACGGAAGAGGTGTTGGCTGAGGCAGCGATCGAGTATGGAGTGACTATCTGATGCTGCGCAATTCCACCCTGAAGCGGTCCACGCCGCTACGCGCAAAGGCGCCGATGAAGCGCGGCGCGGCCAAGCTGCCAGCGAAGCGCAAGACCGCGCGGCCCACTAAGACCATGTATCGCAACCCAGAACTCTTGAAGCTGGCCAAAGGGATGCCCTGCAAGCTTGCCATCCCTGGTGTGTGTTGCGGGGATATGAAGACGGTGGTTGCCTGCCATTCGAACCAGTCGCGGCACGGTAAGGCCGGCTGGCTGAAGGCCCACGACTGGGCGACCGCTTGGGGCTGCCGGACCTGCCACCACTACATCGACCAATCCCGACTTCCTTCCTACGACGAGAAGACCGCGCTATGGGAGGCGGGCTTCAGGGAGACACGCCTGTCGCTGATCGCCCTGGGTAAGTGGCCCCATGAGGCTGAGATTGGCTACATGACCGTCTACGGGGCCGGCCATGGCGAATGAATGGTTCCGCCTTTGGCACGACATGCCGAACGATCCGAAATGGAAGACGATCGCTCGTGCTTCTGGCCAGCCGATCTCGGTTGTGATTGCGGTGTCCATGCACTACATGGCCTCGGCGTCACGCAATGTCACGCGAGGTCACGTCGATGTCACGACGGAAGATGTAGCTAGCGCGTTGGACGTTGCAGACGACGTGGTAGATGCCATCTACAAGGCCATGCAGGGGCGGTTTCTGGACGGCAACAGGATCATCAGCTGGGAGAAGCGGCAGCCCAAGAAGGAAGACACCGGCTCCTTGGGAAGCGGAGCCAAATCCGCCGCTGAGAGGAAAAGGGAGCAGCGCGAACGGGAGCGTTTGGCCGCTGAATCTGCTGTGTCACGCGGAAGTCACGACGAGTCACGCGAAGTCACGACAGATAAAGATAAAGAAGAAGATAAAGATAAAGATAAAGATAAAGATAAAGATAAAGATAAAGAAGAAAAACAAACACCCCCTACCCCCCGCAAGCGGGGGCAAGGATTCGACGCCTCGGCGATCGAGCTGCCTGACTGGCTCGACCGCGAAGACTGGGAAAGCTGGGTTGCCGACCGGAAGGCCCGCAAGAAGCCGGTGACGGAGGAGGGCGCCAAGCGCCAACTGCAGCAACTCGCCGGCTACCTGGCGGAAGGGCATCAGCCACGCGCCGTGATTGCCCACAGCATCGCCGGCAGTTACCAGGGGCTATTCCCGCCCAGGACCACAAACCGAACCACCCCGAATGGAGCTTCAGCACATGGAAACTTCGCCCAGCAGGACTACCACGCCGGGGTTGCAGCCGATGGCACGTTTTAGAACCGAGCAATCCCCCCAACGCTGCGAACAGCACGGGGAATACACGGCGATCACGTACATGGGGCACACGTCAGGCTGCCCTGTCTGCATCAAGCAGCAGCAGGAGCGCGAGGCGGCTGAGGCTCACGCCAAATGGCAGGTGGAGCTGCGGCAGCGCCGCGTAAGCGAGTTGCTGGGACGCGCCGCAATCCCGCCTCGATTCGCAGACAAGACGCTGGACAACTTCGTGTCTCACGCCGAAGGGCCGGCCAAGGCGCTGGCGGTGGCCAAGGACTTTGCGGCGAACTTCGCTGAATGCCAGAAGACTGGACAGAGTCTGGTCTTCTGCGGCGGGGTTGGGGCCGGGAAGACTCACCTCGCGGTGGGGATCTGTCACGAAGTCATCAAGCTTAACCGCGTGGCGGTGTTCTCCTCGGTGCTGAGTGCCGTTCGATCCATCAAGGAGACGTATCGCAAGGGCTCCGAGCTGTCCGAGGCCGACGCAATCAAGAACCTCGTCGACCCGGACCTGCTGGTTTTGGATGAGGTCGGCGTCCAGTTCGGCAGCGAAACGGAAAAGATGTACCTGTTCGAGGTTATCAACGGTCGCTATCAGGGACTGAAGCCGACGATCGTCATCAGCAACCTCGCCAAGGAACCGTTGACCGAGTACCTGGGAGAACGGGTCATTGATCGCCTGCGTGAGGGTGGAGGGCGGATGGTGGTGTTCGACTGGCCCAGCTATCGGAGGCAGGCATGATCGACCTACCGGAAGCATCGGCCGTGCCCAGCGAGCGTCGCTGGGCGCTGAAGATCCTGCAGGAACATCAGCGGAAGGGCGGCAAGCGCTATGCCATAACTGTCCTGGTTATGGCCAAGCGCGCCCTGGGCTTGAAACTGAATGTCGGGGAGGTCGCATGATCACTGTTGAACTCCCTTGGCCGCCCAAGGAACTGAGCCCGAACCACCGCGGCCATTGGGCGCCCATCGCTCGAGCCAAGCAATCCTACCGATCAGCCGCCCGGTTGCTGACCCGGTCCGCCCTGGCCAAGGCCAGTGCGTACAGCCAGTTCGACGATGTGCGCCTCGCCTATGAATTCCACCCGCCGGCGTCCCGAGCCTACGACCGAGACAACCTGGCGGCGCGCATGAAGGCTGCGACCGATGGCATTGCCGATGCTCTGAACGTCAACGACCGCGGCTTTCACTTTGCGCCGCCGCAGATCGGGGAAAAGGTCAAGGGCGGCATGGTGCGGGTCCGTATCGAGCAACTGGGAGAGGGTTGATGCAGATAACCAGGAAACCTCGAGCGCGCTACGAATCCGGGCTGTGGCTCGTCTGGTGCGATCAAATCGGCCCCAGTCCACGGGCCACCTTCAATGAAGCATACCGGGCGTGGCTGGGCCGGAGAGGATGGGCGACATGAAAACGGACCTGTGCAAGTGGGAAATGCGGGATCCGCTGGTGATCCTGATCAGCAGGGAGCAGGCCCAACTTAAGCGGACATGCAAGGGCTGCTGTCACGTCAAGACGGTCGAAAGCCCGTTTGGGGATGAGGTGTCGCGGTGTCTGAAAGGGCGCCCGTATGGGAAGAAGTGCAACAGGTACGAGGTGGTCAAGTGCGAAAACTGACGGGCGACGATCTTCTGTGGAATTGGGCGCGCTGGACCTGGTCCGGGACGACCGTGGGAAACATGCTGGCCTATGTGTCCTGGGAGGACGATCACCGGCCGATCAACGTGGATCACGCGCGCACGGTCGAGGAAATGCACGCGGCGCTCCCCTGGCATGAGCGCATGGTGATCATCGCCGAGTACCCGCAGAAGAACGCCATGTTCGGCGACCTGACCGCGTCGGAACGGGGGAGTGCCGCCCGCCGGTGGATTGAGGCGACTACGGGGATATCCCTGGGCGAGACTGAATACAAGCTGTACCTGGGATTGTTCCGCGACCAGGTCGAAAGGAGGCTGGCGTGAAGTACGCGAAGGAAGTGATGGACCTGATGGCTGCGTATCCCGGGCGCCAATTTCGCATGCAAGAGTTGGTCCGATACGTTGAGCCCCGAGCTGTGGGCAATGATCGCCATCGGGTGAGGACGGGGATTATGCGCGTCCTTGATCATCTTGAATCGGCTGGCAGTGTTTCCAAGGTGGACGCCGACGCGCGCGGGTCATTCGCGCTCTACTCGTGGGCCGAGAAAGTGATACACGAGAGAATGGGAAAGTGCCACGCAGAGTGCAATAATTTGTCCGGGCTACTGCGCCCATAAGAAACGAAGCCCCGAGCAATCGCCCGGGGCTTTTGCATTGGAGCAATAGAAATGGCCCTGACCCCGAAGCAGGAGGCCTTTGCCCTTGCTTACGTGGAGACGGGCAACGCCTCAGAAGCATACCGGCGCGCCTATGACGCCGGGAAGATGAAACCAGACTCCATCAACCGAAAGGCAAAGGAGCTTCTGGACAACGGCAAGATTACGGCAAGGGTCGCGGAGCTGCAGGCCGGCCACGCTGACCGCCACAAGCTGACCGTCGATGACCTACTGAGAGAACTGGAAGAGGCTCGCCAAGCCGCGCTGACTGCGGAGACGGCTCAGTCGTCCGCCGCTGTCGCCGCCACGATGGGCAAGGCCAAATTGCTGGGGATGGACAAGCAAGTTATCGAGCACTCCGGCCCCCATGGCGGCCCGATCCCTACTATGCCCACAACGATCCAACTGGTTGCCCCAGGTGACAACGGCTGAAATCCAACTCCCTCCTAAGCTGATCCAGGTGTTTTCTGGGCCGGCACGGTACAGGGGAGCGAGGGGAGGCCGGGGTAGTGCAAAGACGCGCAGTTTCGCGCTGATGACGGCGGTGCGAGCGTACATGTTCGCGCAAGCTGGCACTGCCGGGGTGATCCTGTGCGGCCGGGAGTACATGAACAGCCTGGAAGACTCCTCGATGGAGGAGGTCAAGCAGGCGATCCGTTCGGTGCCGTGGCTGGACGCCTACTTCGAGATCGGTGAGAAGTACATCAGGACGCGCGATCGCCGCGTCTCGTACACGTTCACGGGCCTGCGGCACAACCTGGACAGCATCAAGTCCAAGGCGCGCGTGCTGATCGCATGGATCGACGAGGCGGAAAACGTCAGCGAGATCGCGTACCAGAAGTTGTTGCCCACGGTGCGGGAGAGCGACTCCGAGGTCTGGCTGACCTGGAACCCGGAGCGGGACGGAAGCCCGACGGACCTGCGGTTCGTCAAGAACCCGCCGCCAAACTCCAAGATCGTCGAGCTGAACTACACGGATAACCCTTGGTTCCCCGATGTACTGGAGAAGGAGCGGCGCAACGACCGCGAGCGCCTGGACGATCAGACGTATGCCTGGATCTGGGATGGCGCCTATCGCGAGAACAGCGAAGCGCAGATTCTGGCGGGCAAATACCGCGTTGCCGAGTTCGACCCGGCGGCTGGATGGGATGGCCCTTACTTCGGACTGGACTGGGGCTTCAGCCAGGACCCGACGGCGGGCGTCAAACTTTGGGTGCATGACCACCGGCTGTGGGTCGAGTACGAGGCCGGCAAGGTCGGGCTGGAAAACGACGACATCGCCGACTTCATGATCGCACGCCTGCCATGCATTGAGCAGCACGTCACCCGTGCGGACTCGGCCAGGCCGGAGACGATCAGCCACGTCAAGAGCAAAGGCAGGGACGGTCACCGCGCCAGCCTGCCGCGGCTGCAAGGCGTGGAGAAGTGGAAGGGGAGCGTGGAGGATGGCATTGCCCACCTGCGCTCGTACAAGGAAATCGTCATCCACCCGCGATGCGTGCAAACCCTGCGCGAGGCCAGGCTTTACAGCTACAAGGTGGACCGCCTGACGGGCGATGTCCTCACCGACATCGTAGATGCCAACAACCATTACATGGATGCGATGCGCTATGCGCTGCAGCCCATGATCAAGCGCAAGCGCGGATTCTTCGGATGAATTTCCTTCGTACCCTGTTCGGACGTGGCCACCAGCCTGACGGCGGCAAGCCCATGGGCGATCCGCCGGCGCCGCGCCGCCGTGCCGGCCTGTTCTCGACCCACCCGCTGGGCGAGAAGGTCCGGCCGGCCTTTGAGTTTCCGGTGTTTGAGCAGCCCCAGGGCGCGCCGACCGTCGCAGCCGACAATGGCTACATCGGGGAGCGCCCGACGCCGAAGATGGCCAGCTTCACGCCGGTCAACGAGGCGCAGCTTGGCTTCTACGCCGCGGGCGCCATGTTCATCGGGTACCAGGCCTGCGCCATGCTGGCCACGAACTGGCTGATCGACAAGGCTTGCAACATGCCGGCGCGCGATGCGGTGCGCAATGGCTACCTGCTGATGTGCGGCTCGGACGAGATCGCGGCTCGCCTGATGGCCAGCGACAAGAAGTATGCGGTCAAACGCCACCTGCGCGAGCTGGTTCACTTCGGCCGGGTCTACGGCGGCCGCATCGTGCTGTTCGACGTCCAGTCGGCCAACCCCGAGGAGTATTACAAGGCGCCGTTCAATCTGGATGGCGTCCAGCCCGGGACTTATCGCGGCATGTCCCAGATCGACCCGAACTGGCTGACGCCGGTGCTGACCGAGGACAACCTGAACGACCCGGCCAGCCAGAGCTACTACGAGCCGACGTTCTGGCGCATCAAGGACCGGCTGTATCACAAGTCGCACCTGCGCATCTTCGTGCCGTACCCGGTGCCGGACTACCTGAAGCCGCACTACCGTTATCTGGGCGTCAGCGTGCCGCAGCGCATCATGGAGCGGGCGTATTGCTCCGAGCGCAGCGCCAACGAAGGCCCGCAGTTGCTGATGACCAAGCGGCTGACGTCGATCGGCGTCGGGGAGGCCGCGCTGGGCAACCGGGACGAGCTAGCCAAGAACCTGGCGCAGTGGGTGGATTTCCGCGACAACTACGGCGTGCGCGTCGGAGGTGCAGACGAAACCATCCAGCAATTCGACACCGCTCTGGCTGACGTGGACACGGTCATCATGACCCAGTACCAATTGGCTGCCTCGGTGGCTGAGGTGCCGGCGACCAAGCTGCTGGGCACCCAGCCCAAGGGGTTCAACGCCAGCGGCGACTATGAGCGCTCGGTGTACCGCGAGCATCTGGAGAGCATCCAGACCAACGACATGACCCCGCTGCTGGAGACGCACTACCAGCTCCTGGCCAAGTCTGAGGCTATCGCGCTGCCGGCGGAAATCGCCATCCAGTGGCTTCCGGTCGACAGCCCGACCGCCAAGGAATGGGCCGAGATCGACAAGATCAAGGCCGACCGGGATGGTGTCCTGTTCAATACTGGCGCCATCGACGCGGAAGACATCCGCAACCGTCTGCGCGAGGACCGCGAGGGCGATTACCACAACATCGAAGAAGCCGAGTTCGTTGATGGCCAAGAAAATGGTAACGAAGCGGCGCCAGGCCTGGGGGCAGCAGCAGCAGGCAACCCAGTTCAAGGGTGCGGCGCTGGCCTACCCGGTAGCAGTTGAGGGGCGCTACCGGGCGAGCTTGACGTCCATGATCGAGGGGATGCTGGCCGAGTACGACAAGGCGTTGCGCGCCCTGTACAAGGCCAATCCCGAGGTCACCCAGGACGAGAGCGTGACCACCCAGGCGCGGCGCATCCTGGCCGACCTGGGGCGCAAGTGGGCCAAGGTGTTTGCCGAGAAGGCGGGCCCGCTGGCGAATCGCACCATCGGCCAGGTCGACAAGTTCTCCAAGCAGAACCTGGGCGCGTCGCTGCGGGACATGTCGGGCGGTTTGACCATCAAGACCTTCCAGATGCCAGCGGCGCTCTATGACAAGGTTCTGGCCAGCACGGCGGAGAACGTCGGACTGATCAAGAGCATCCCGGCGCAGTTTCAGGAGCGGATACAGGGCATCGTGCTGCGGTCCATCCAGTCCGGGGGGCAGGGCGCGGGCCAGATCTTCGACGAGATCCAGGGCCTGAACCAGGTGACCCGGAATAGGGCAAAGCTGATCGCCGTCGACCAGACGCGAAAGATCACCTCGGCCATGAACGAAGAACGGATGAAGGCGGCCGGCGTCAAGAAGTTCGAATGGATCCATAGCGGAGGCGGGGCCGAGCCGCGCACCTTGCATGTGCAGTACGACGGCCAGACGTTCAACATGGACGACCCGCCTGTCATCGACAAGCGGACCGGGCAGCGCGGTTTCCCTGGCGAGCTGATCAACTGTCGGTGCCGTATGCGCCCGGTCATCGACTTTACCGAGTACCTCGATGAGCAAGCGACAAACTGACGTCAACGGCTACCTGCTGGTGCGCGACAACCCGATCACGAAGGTCGGGGTGTTTCCGTACCTGGGCCGCGAGATCGGCGCGCCTGACCCTGACCGCATCTACCAGGTGTACCGGCCGCAGGAGGAGCTGGAGAAGCCCGAGACCATCGCGTCGGCCAATCTGGTGCCCTGGATCGACGAGCATGAGTTCCTGGGAAAGGACGGGACGCCGCCCGAGAAGAAAGGCGTGCAGGGCACCACGGGCGAGACAGCGCGATTCGACTACCCGTATATACGCAACAGCATCCGGGCGTACTCCGGATTCATGCAGAACCTGATCGACCGCGGCAAGGTGGAGCTTTCGCCCAGCTACCGCTGCAAGTACGAATTCCGCGAAGGCGTGTTCGATGGCAAGCGGTATGACGCCATCCAGCGCGACATTCGCTTCAATCATCTGGCATCCGTTAAAGAGGGCAGGACGGGTCCGGACGTGGCTGTGCAAGACTGCCTCACCATTACCTACGACTCAGCGGAGTTCATCAAAATGGAATTGACCCCCGAAATCCTCGAACAGATTCGGGCGTTGATCGAGCAGGTGCTGGCGGACAAAGCCGCCGCCGCTGGCTCGGACAACGACCCCGAGAAGAAACCCGGCGCTGATGCTGACCCGCGAGCGGCTCCCGCCGCGCCGGCCGCCGTGACGCCGGAAGCCAAGGTCGCCGTCGAACAGACTGCCAGCGCCGCCGAAGAAGCCACCAGCGCCGTCGAGTCGGCACAAGCTGCCATCGAGGAAGTGCAGACCGCGCTCGAGGAAGTGGAAGCGGCCGCCGAAGAAGTGAAGGCCGCGCCGACCGCCGACAGCCGCAAGGCGCTGGACGCGGCGCTGGCCAAGCTGGGCGCCGTCAAGAACAAGATCGCCGCCCGCGCCGCCGACGCTCAGGTCATGGGCATGATCGGCACGCTGCGGACGGAGATCAAGGCGAATGACGCCTCGGCTGTGATCCGCCAGATTGCCGAGCGCGACGCGCTGGTCAAGCGGGTGACGCCCTTCATCGGCGCCTTCGACAGCGCGCTCCTGGCGTCGGCGGACCACGTCGCCAAGTACGCGGTCAAGAAGCTGGGCCTGAAGGCGCAGGATGGTGCCGAGCTGGCCGTGCTGGATGGCTTCCTGCAGGCCGCCAAATCCGACGCCGACAAGATCGTCAGCGATTCCAAAACGGTGCGTGCCGAAGACACGGCCGCCAAGCTCTGGAGCGACAAGAAATGATCCCGAACACCGCACGAACCTACCTGCTGTCCGGCATCCCGGGCAACATCAGCCATGACGGCCCGACCCGCGCCGCCTCGGCCGTGATCGACTCGGCCACCGAGACCAACAACGTCTTCGGCCGCGCCTTCACCTACAAGGCCGGCACCGACGATGTTGAAGTTGGCGGCACCGGCGCCTTCGCCGGCATCCTGATCAACCCGAAGGCCTACGCGATTGACGTCGAGTACGCGCGCAACGCCACGGTCGGCGAGTTCCTGACCATGGGCGAGGTCTACGTCCAACTGGGCAACGATGGCAATATCGGCGACCCGGTGTCGTACAACGCGACCACTGGCGTCATCTCCGCAGGCGAAGCCGGCACCGTCATTCCGGGCGCGCACATCGCCCGCCACGAACCCAGCGCCGAGACGCCGCGCCTGGCGGTGATCGCTCTGAACGGTCTGGTGAAGCTGCCGACCCCGCCGGTCACGCCCTGATACAAGGAACTACCATGGCAAAAACTCAATCCAAGGTGCACATGCACATGAATGGCCGCCTGGCCGTCGAGCGCGGTGCGGTGAAGGTCGGCAAGGACGCCAAGATCGGTTTCGAGGACCTGGACAATCTGGGCGTCGGCCTGCGCGCGATGGACTCGGCCCTGACCGGTCCGGCCGTCACCAACGGCGCCATGCTGTCGCACATGCTGCAAACCTGGCTGCCGGGCACGCTGCGCGTTGTCACCCAGGTGCGCAACATCGACGAGATCGCGGGCATCACCACTGTGGGCCGCTGGGAAGACGAGCTGATCAGCCTGCGCGTGGCCGAGCCGGCCGCCAAAGCCGAGCTGTACGGCGACACGACCAACATTCCGCTGGCCGACTACCGCCAGTCCATCGAATCGCGCGGCATCGTGCGCTTCGAACAGGGCTTCCAGGTGGGCAAGCTGGAAGACGCCCGCCAGGCTGCCATCGGCTACCAGGCGGCGGACGAAAAGCGCCGCGCCGCGACCGAGTCGCTGGACATCAGCCGCAACCAGGTCGGCTTCTACGGCTTCAACCAGCCCGACACGAACGTGTACGGCCTGCTGAACGATCCCAGCCTGCCTGCCTTCGTCTCGGCCACCACGCCCTGGCTCACCGCGAACTTTGACCAATTGGTCGCCGAGTTCACGGGCATGTACAACCAGCTCGAAACCCAAATGGGTGGCGAGCTCAAGGACTCGTCCAAGCTGGTCCTGGTGCTGCCCACTGGCTACCGGTCGATCTTCAGCGTATACAGCCCCGCGGCCTCGGGCATGACGTTCCGCCAATGGCTGAACGAGAACTTCCCGAACACGCGCGTGGTGTCGACCGCTGAATTCAAGGACGCCAACGGCGGCCTGGACGTGGCGTACCTGTTCGTCGAGAACGCGGCCGAGCAGGACGACTCGGACATCACCAGCGCCAGCCTGATCCAGGCGGTGCCGGTGCGCTACCAGGTCCTGGGCAGCGAAAACCGCATCAAGGGCTACATCGAAGACGCCATCAACGCCACGGCGGGCATCTTCGTGCTGCGCCCCTGGGCCTTCGCGCGCAAGACCATCAGCGCCTCCTGATAGGCGCCCATCGAACTAGGGCCGGGGAAACCCGGCCCTTTTCATTTCCGGAGTTGAAATGGACCGCATCTATATCTACAGCACGCTCAGCAACGACCAGCGCTACCAGCTCAAGGATGGCCGATCGGTGCTGATCGCCGGCAAGGCCAACGTCGCCAACAAGCAGCTGGTGACGCCCAAGGGCATGGCCACTGCCATCTCCGAAGACGAGTTCAACCTGCTGCAGGAAAACATCGTTTTCAAGGCGCACGCCAAGAACGGCTTCGTGGCGGCCAGTCACGACCGTGAGGACGCCGAGGCATTCGCCGCGCGCGAACTCGCCGGTGCCGACAAGTCCGCCCAGGACACGCCGGCCACGGCCAAGAAGCGCAACGCCGGCGGCGCCCGGGTCCAGAGCGCCGAGGGCTGACATGGACTTCCCGCTGGCGAAGTTCCGGATCCTGTTCCCCATGTTCAATGCCGTCCCGGATGACGTGGTCCTGGCCGTGGCGGAATGGGCGCAGTGCTACACCAGCGGGCGCGGCTGCAAGTGCGACGAACAGCTGTGGATGCTGATCACGGCCCACCTGCTGCAGCTGCGGCTGAATGCCGAGAACGGCAATGGAGCGGTTCCCGGGGCGCTCGCGTCGGCCACCATCGACAAGGTCAGCGTGTCGTTCCAGGCGCCGCCGGCGACCGATTCGTGGTCCCACTGGCTGAACCTGACGCCCTACGGGCAGCAGTTCCTGGCGCTGTCCAAGAGCTGCGCGGCGGGCGGCCTGTACGTGGGAGGCCTGCCCGAGCGCGCGGCGTTCCGCAACGTGGGCGGCCTGTCCATCCGGGGCGGGAGATTCCGATGAAGGTGGTCCGCAAGGGTGGCACGGAGAAGATCCAGGCCACCCTCAAGAACGTAGGCGCCAAGCAAATCCGGGTCGGGTTCTTCCCCGAGTCGAAGTACCTGGACGGCACGCCGGTCGCCTACGTGGCCGCCATCCAGGAGTTCGGCTATCCGCAGGGGAACATCCCCGCGCGGTCCTTCATGCGCCCCACCGCCGAGCAGAAGAAGTCGGAGTGGGGTCGCCAGATCGCCGGGGCGGTGCGTGGGGCGATCGACGGCAAGGTGGACGTCGTCCAAGCCTTCGAGGCACTGGGCGCGCGGTCGGCCGGCGACATCGCGCGCACCATTTCCCGTGTGACCAGTCCGCCCTTGAAGAAGTCGACGTTGCAGGCCAGGCAGTCGCGGAAGAAGACGCCGGGGGTGTCCAAGAAGCCTCTGGTGGACACCGGCCAGATGATCCAGGCGGTAACGCACGTGGTGGAGGATAAATCGTGATTCCAGGAATCAACCTGCTCGGCATCGCCGCCGGCGTGATCGCGCAACAGGCGCCGCTCTGGCTGAAGTTCAAGGGGCGCACGCAGAACGAGCGCGGGCAATGGGTCAACGAGTACGAGGCGCCTCAGCCGATCAAGGGGTCCTGGCAGCCGGTGGGCGAGTCGACAATCCGAGACCTGGGCCTGGACACGGCCAAGCGCTACCACAACCTCTACACGTCGCACCCTGTCGAGAACGTGCAGCGGGGCGCGGCGCCGGACCAGTTGATCTACGGCGGCCGGCGCCATGACGTCGTGGGCGGCGCCGACTGGTACACGCAGGACGGCTGGCGCGGCATTCTGTGCGTCGATGTGGGGCCAGCATGAAACAGAAGCAGCTCGAGGCGACCATCCGTGGCGCGCTGCTGACCCTTCTGGCCGAGCAGGGCGTTGATCTGCCGGTCATGGCGGCGTTCCAGCCGTCTAAGCAAGGGCGCGTCGACGATGGCATCTACTTCTTCCCGGTCAACCGGGGAAAGCGCGGCTGGCAGTCGCGCAAGTATCAGGACGAAGGCCAGGCGCTGACCGCGACGGAATCGCAGATCAACGAATCGATGTACCAGTTCCAGGCGTTCGTCGAAGACGACGTGACGGTCCCGGCGCAGCTTCTGGCCTCTGACGTGCTGGCCACAGTGCGCGGCGTTGTCCAGTCGATGCGCTTCGCCCAGGCGATGACGGCGGCAGGAATCGGCGTCCAGCGCGCGACCGACATTGTGATGCCGTCCTTCGTCAACGAGCGCGACAACTTCGAATTCAACCCGAACTTCACGGTCATCTTCACCCACCACCGCAGTATCACCCAGGCCACGGCGCACATCGAGCAGGTTGTGTCGGGCACCCATCGCATTTGAGGAAATGACATGTCCATCAAGATGACTCGCTATGTCCGGATCATCAGCGCGGTGATCGGCGCCAATGCCGTCGCCCAGCAACAGCTCACCGGCCGGCGCTTCACCACCGATCCGCGCGTGCCGGTTGGTCAGATCGTCTCCGTCCGCCCTGGCGGCGCGGATGACTACTTCGGCTCGGACTCGCCCGAGGCGGCTTTCGCGCGCCAATACTTCTCCTATGTGAGCCCGGCGCCGGCATCCCAGGCCCCCGAGCTGCAGTTCGCTGCCTATCCCGATGTGGCGCGCCCGGGCCGCCTGTACGGGTTTCGGATCTCGGCCAGCCTGGCTGACTTCCAGGCCGTCACCGCCGGCGCGATGAACATCAAGGTCGGCGAGTTCTCCTACGCGCTGACCGGCATCGATCTGTCCGCCGCCACCAGCTTCACGAACATCGCTCAGCTGGTGACCACGGCCATTGCGACGGCGGCCACGGCGGCATCGGGCACCGCTGCGACGGTTTCCTATTCGGCGCTCGCTGGTGCCTTCATGGTCGAGTCGGCCGTTGCCGGGCCCGGCGCCATCGTCGTGTCGCCGGCCACCGGCTCCGACGTGGGCGCCATGCTGGGGCTGCAAGGTGCCCAGGCGATCAGCTCACCCGGCTCGGTAGCGATGACGCCCCTCGAGGCGTTCCGCGCTGCGGAGAACGTGACCGACTCGTTCGGCTCGGCATCGTTCGGCGCGGCCATCGACCTGGAGGACGCCATCCCCCTGGCCGAGTACGTGTCGGGCGAAAACGTCAAGTATCAGATGTACTGGTCCGTCGACTCGGTGACCGCTGACGCCTGGAACGCGGCCATGATCGGCACCGCGTCCAACGGTCTGGTCTTGAATGGCACGGCGGGCGAGTACAAGGAAGCCATTCCCATGGCGGTGATGGCGGCGACAGACTACGACCGGACCAACGCCACCATCAACTACATGTTCCGGCAATCGGGGGTGACGCTCACGTCAGACGTGACCGACGACCAGATGGCGGACTTCTACGATGCGCGCCGGGTGAACTACTACGGTCAGACGGCCAGCGCGGGGCAGAAGATATCGTTCTTCCAGCGCGGCTACCTGATGGGCGGCGTCACGGCGCCGCTGGACATGTCGGTTCACGCCAACGAGCAATGGCTGAAAGCCTACATGACGGCCCAGGTGATGAGCCTGCTGCTGACGACCAACAAGATCCCCGCCAACAACGACGGCCGCGGCATGGTCATGGCGATCATCCAGGGCGGCGTGAACAAGGCGCTGACGAACGGCACGATCCTGATCGGCAAGACGCTGACCGAGCTGCAGAAGGTGGCCATCGGCCAGCTCACCAATGACCCCCTGGCCTGGCACGACGTGCAGGACAACGGCTACTGGTACGACGTGCAGATCGAACAGGCCACCGGCCAGTCCGGTGTGACCGAGTACACGGCCAAGTACACCCTCGTCTATTCGAAGGGCGACATGATCCGCAAGGTCGACGGCTCGCACAACCTGGTGTAACTGGCCAGACAACGTTTCAGGGCGGCTCAGGCCGCCCACTTCCATTTGAGGATCTGACATGTACGATACTTCCGCTATCGGCGTCGCCCTGCGCTGCGTGGCCAGCGAGTCGTTCCCCGCCGGCTTCACGATCACCGAGTTCGCGGACGACGCGGACCCGTTCGATATCCCGGCCATCGACATTGCCACGCCGGCGATGAACGTCAACGGCGACCTGGTGGTGTTCAGTGCGCCTACGCCCATCACCATAACCATCAGCGTGATCCCGGGCAGCGACGCGGACAACAACCTGGCGGTCATCTTCGAGGCGAACCGCGCCGCGAAGAACAAGCGCCACGCACGCGACGAGATCACGCTGGTGGGGACCTATCCCGATGGATCGAGCCTGAAGCTGAGCGAAGGCAAGATGACCAACGGCATGCCCGGCAACTCGCCGGCGTCGGCCGGCCGCATCAAGTCGAAGACCTACACCTTCGCCTTCCAAAACCTCTCCCGCACCCGCGCGTAAAGGACCGACATGGCTGACCTGATCAAGCCCCGCGTCGTCATGGTGAAGAACCGCGACGGCGTGGAGAAGGCGTTCACGATCTCCCGGCTGCCGGCCACGGCGGCGCGGGAGGTGATCGCCAAGTACCCGCTGTCCAACATCCCCAAGCTGGGCGACTACAAGACCTCGGAGGAGGTCATGAAGAAGCTTATGAGCTATGTGGCGGTGGACTTGGACGGGCGCGAACAGCGCCTGACCACCGAGGCCCTCATCGACAACCATGTCGACGACGGCATCCAGCTGATGCGGCTCGAGATCGAGATGATCGAAGAGAACACGGGTTTTTTCGGACTCGGCGGGCAGCGCGGTTTCCTCGACTGCCTGCTGGAAAAGTTGCTCCACTCGATTACGCCAATGCTGACCCCTTTATTGGAGCAATTGTCAGCTCAGGGCTCGCCCGACTCGTCGAGCTCAAAACAGAAATAGACCTGGAGGAGGCGATGGACCTCTGGGAAATCGCGACGACCAACAAGGTCAACGAGATCCGCGCGATGGAAGCGGAAAAGAGGAAGTGACATGGCCTTGCTGGATGCCCTGACCTACATCATCGGCGCCGATAACTCGAAGCTGGACAAGGAGATTGACCAGTCCGAGAAGAAGGTCGACGAGTTCGGCAAGACGTTGACCTCGGCCGAAGGCAGGGCGCAATTGATGGAAGAGAACATCAAGGGCGCCTTCACTCGCATCGGCGGGGCCATTTTGGCGGCGGTCGCGGCGTCGCGCGCTCTTGGCGCCGCGGTGGAGCGCGCCCAGTTCATCGAGCAGATTCGTACGGTCAGCGAGGTGTCGGGCGCCGCCGTAGAGGACGTGGACGCCTTCGGGAAGTCGGTCGAGCTTCTGGCGGGCGATGCCGAAGGCGCGCGCAGCTCGCTGGAGGGATTGGGGCGGTCGGCCTATGACGCGATGCAGGATGTGAACAGCTCACAGGCCACGGCGTTTGCAGATCTGAAAGTATCCCTGAAGGGGGCTGACGGCCAGATCAAGGGCACCATGGAGCTGATGGGAGACCTGGCCGACGCGATCCAGGGGAAGGACCGCCGAAAGGCCGAGGGGATGCTCGCAGGCGTAGGCATCACCGACCGCAAGACGATTGATCTCCTTTTCAAGGGAAAGCAGGAGCTGTCCTCGTTGATGCGGGCCCAGAAGGAGCAGGGCGTCGTGACAAAGGAGTCAGTCGAGCGCGCGCGCGAGTACACGGTGGCCATGGCAAAGCTGCGGCAGTCGACGGGCGCGGTGCGCGATGGCATATCCGACTGGCTGTTGCCTGCCATCACCTGGGTGATCGAGAAATTCGACGGTCTGGTCCGCTGGTTCCGGCGCCATGAGACGTTCGTCCAGGGCTTCTTTATCGCCTTGGCGGGCGTGCTGACGGTGACGTTCCTGCCCGCGGTAGTTGCCGCCGCCGGCGCGGTGTGGGCGCTGATCGCCCCATTCCTGGCGGTTGCGGCGCCCATCGCTGCCGTGGTGGCGCTGTTCGCGCTGCTGTACGACGACGTGATGAACTTCCTGGACGGGAATGACTCCCTGATCGGCCAGATCTCGGAGAAGTACCCGATCGTCGGCGAGACGGTCAAGGCGATGGCCCAGGCGGTCAAGGATGCCTTCCAGTGGATCGTTGATGCCCTGGCCATGTCGTGGGAGGCCATCAAGGGTTTTCCGTCGAAGGCGCTAGGCGCCTTTACCGCGATGGGCGCCGGCATCAGCAACATTTTCGGGGCGATTGTCCGGGTGGTGAAAAGTGCCTGGGACTACATCGGCAGCGTCTTCGAAAGCGTGTCGTCGGTCATCAAGAAGATCGGCAAGTGGCTGGGCTTCGGTGGCGGCGACGATATCCAGGTGACAACCTCGAACGTCAACAAGGGCATCGCCGACGCGGAAGCGAAGGCCTCCGAGAACATGCGGGCGGCGCAGGTGCAGATGAACCAGGCCGCGGCGAATCCGATGAATTCGGTGACATCGACGGCGATCTCGAATGCCAGCAATGTTCGGACGGAGACCAACGTGCAGGTGGGTCAGGTCAACGTCCAGACCCAGGCGACCGACGCGCAGGGTATCAGCCAGTCGATAGGCGGCGGTCTGAAAGACGAGCTCAAGAACTTGCAGGCCGATTCGGCCAGCGGAGTGCAACGGTAATGCAGCTATCTGACAGTCTTTCCACCTCGACGCAGCAGCGGGTGGCGATCCTCGACGCTGACACGCTGCAGGTGCTTTTTGCCTCGGCAGAACCGATGCGCGTCGCGGTCAGAGAGGCCAAGCGGGCGACGAAGTTCGCGGTCGAGGATGGCACAGAGCGATCGGACCATGTGGTGCGAGAGCTCAACGAAATTCAGATCGACTTCGTGCTGGCCGACGACACGCGTAACCAGTTCGAGGCCATTCGGCAGGCCTTCGAGCAAAACAAGCTGGTGACGGTCCAGACGAAGGTGCGCAGCTATCCGAAGATGCTCATCCTGGATGTACCTCACGATGAAACTCCGGAACTCGGAACCGCGGTCAACGTGCCGATCCGATTGCAGGAGTGGATCGAGGTCAAGCCAGAGTTCGGCACGCTGCCGCCGGAGAAGGTCCAGAACAAGAGCCAGTCCAGTACGGTCAAGAGGGGCCAGCAAACCACGCAGGAATCGACCCGCGGCGGTAGCGTACTGAGCGGCGTGAGCGGGGTGTTCAAGTGAGAGACATATCGCTACTGGCGGTCCCGAATCAGTCGTTCTCGGCCACCATCGACGGCGTTGTGTGGGATCTGTCGATCAAGGTGGCGCGCGGCACGATGCTGGCCGATGTGAGGCGCGATGGCGTCGACCTGGTGGTCGGGCAGCGCATCGTGGCCGAGTTTCCCATCCTGCCGTACCGCTACCTAAGCCACCAGGGCAATTTCGTCATCCTGACCAGGGATGGCGATCTGCCATGGTGGGAGGAATTCGGCCGGTCTCAGTCCCTGGTGTACCTGGAGCCGTCGGAGGTTGGCATCAATGATTGATCTACGCGCCATCCGGGTCGGAATCGAGGTTTCCGGCCGGATGAACTATTACAGCGCCGCGGATGGCATGCGGATCAAGGCGAGCGGCACGAAGTACGCCAACGCCACCCAGAACGAGTGCAGCGTGACCATCTCGAACCTGCGCCGCGAGACGCGCGACTTCCTCCTGACCGAGACCAGCCCGTTCAACAAGAACCGGACGCCTAAGCGGCTGGTGGTGGAAGTCGGGCGCGTCTCCACCGGCCTGTTCAAGGTTTACACCGGCGACATCATCAGCGCAGAGCCTAGCAGCCCGCCCGATGTGGACATCGTCCTGAAGTCGAAGACCGGCAACGCGTCGAACAGCGTCGTGGTGTCCAAGAGCGCCCAGGCGACCTCCAAGCTGTCGGCGATTGCCGCCGCGGTGGCGTCGGATATCGGCGTCTCGCTGGACTTCCAGGCCCTGGACAAGCTGATCGCCAACTACACGTACACCGGCGGGGCGCTGGGCCAAGTGAACCGGCTAGCAGAGGCCGGCGGGGTGCGCGCGTTCGTAGACGACACGAGGCTGATCATCCAGGACTTCGACAAGGCTGTGCGCGGCCGCGTCAAGATCCTGAACATGAATAGCGGCATGGTGGGCATACCGAAGGCGACCGAGAAGGGCGTGGAGGTGACCTACCTGATCGACGGGGAGTCGGTCCTGGGCGGCACGCTGCGCCTGGAGAGCAAGTTCAACCGGTCGCTGAACGGCGACTACAAGATCGACCAGCTGAAGTTCGACGTGGCGAGCCACGAAGACCCCTTTTTCTACCAAGCGACATGCAGCCGACTGTAGCCCCAAATATCGATGGCGCCGACGATGGCAGCCTGTCCGGCGTCCTGAAGTCCTGGATTCGGTCGTTCATCCGGGAGAACTTGGACGACATGCTGCCGGCGCAGGTGGTTTCGTATGACGACGCCTCGAACCGAGCTGTGATCAAGCCATTGATCATGGTGGGCACGACCGAGGGCAGGAAGATCTCGCGGGGCGCCATTCCGAACATCCCCGTGTTCCGGTTCGGCGGTGGCGGCTTCTTCATGCGGTTTCCGATCAAGCCAGGCGACTTCGGCTGGCTCAAGGCGAACGACCGGGATGTGTCGTTGATGTTTCAGCGTGGCGGCCGCGAGGACTGGCCCAACACCGAGCGGCTGCATTCATTTTCGGATGCCATGTTCTTCCCCGACACGATCAAGGACTGGGCGATCGACGGGGAGAACGCGAACGCGCTTGTCCTTCAGTCCATGGACGGAACCACCTGCCTGGCCCTGCATGACGGCAAGATCGTGTTGAGGGGCGGGGAGTTCGTCGTGGAGACGGACGCCATGACGGTGAAATGTCCGACACATTTCGAGCAGCCTATTAGGGCGGATCACGGCATGGATCACGACGGCGTCAGGATCGATAAGAACCACGCCCATACGAATGTCCAGAATGGGCCGGCGACTTCGGGCGGGGTGGCGGGATGATTACGTTCAAGACCGACGAGAACAACGACTTCGTGACGCTGCCCAACGGCAACCTGGCGATGGAGCAGGACGTGCAGGCGGTGGCGCAGGAGGCCAAGCACTTCGCGGCCACGGCACGGGCCGAGATGATCCACGCCTATGACGAGGGTATCCCGTTCTTGCGGGAGGCGTTCAGCAAACAGCCGAACTTGGCGCAGTTCGAGGCGGCGCTCCGGCGCCGACTGCTGGAAACGCCGGACGTCACTGGCATTCTGAGTCTGGACACGCAGGTCGAGGGCGAAGCGCTGAAGTACACGGCGACGCTGCAAACCACATACGGCACGGTGGCAATCAATGGCTGATTACAGTTTTATCGTCAACCGCGGTGTCATCGTCCCGGACACCGCCACGACTCGCGCGCAGGTGGAGGCCGAGTTCCGGGCGGTGTTCGGCGACGACATGCCGACCGATCCGGCGACGCCACAAGGCTTGCTGATCACGCGGATCACCGAAGAGCGCGACGCGATCGCCCGAAACAATGCCGAGCTGGCCAACCAGATCAATCCTGCCCTGTCCGGTGGCGTGTTCCTGGACTCCCTGATGGCGCTGACGGGCGGGCGCCGGCGTAGCAGCGTCCGATCTCTGATCGTAGGCGCGGTACTCGGTGGCGTGCCCGGAACGAACGTTCCGGCTGGGTCCATCGCGGAGACGGAGCAGGGCGAGCAGTTCGAGCTGGTCAACGCCGTGGTTCTCGACGCATCTGGCTCCGCTGCCGGCAACCTTCGCGCGCTGCAGGATGGCGAGATCATCGTCCCGGCCGGAGGCCTGAACACCGTTGCGTCGAGCGTCCTCGGATGGGAGACCATCACGAACTCTTCCGCGGCGATACCTGGCCAGCGCGAAGAGAATGACGTCCTGCTCCGGCGGCGGCGTGCGCAGACCCTGGCGTTGCAGACCACCTCGATCAACGAGGCCATCGTGTCTCGGCTGTATGACATCGAGGCCGTTCGGTCTTGCTACTACCTGGAGAACTACAAGGATGTCGACCAGGTCGTCGACGGCATCCCGATGCGCAAGCACAGCATCTGGGCGTGCGTCGAGGGCGGCACCGATATGGAGGTCGCGCAGGCTCTCTTCGAAACGAAGACCGTGGGCGGCGGGTACAACGGGGCGGTGGTGGCGCAAGTCCCTGATCCGGTCAACGGCCGGCTGTATGAGGTCAAGTTTGACCGGCCGCAGGAGGTGACGCTACTGATCCGCGTCACCGTGCGGTCGAGCACTCTCGATGTGCAGCAGCTGGTCCCGGATCTGGTCATGAACTACGTGAAAGGGGAAATCGACGGCGACGTCAGCTTCGTGGTCGGCAGTGACGTTTCCACCTTCGAGATTGCCAGCGCGATCAACCAGCAGGAACCATCGATCTTCGTCAAGAAGGTTGAACTGTCGGTTGTCGGCTCGGGCACCTGGTCGGCGGACACCATGGTGATAGCGCCGAACCAGATCGCGCGGACGCAACGCAGCTCGATTCAGGTGGTGATCTCATGAGCGGAACTCAAGAGTTCGACTTCTCGGTCGACCTGATGCGCTCGATCCTGTGGCAGTACGAAGGCGCGCCGCGGGCGGTGGCCTTGGCCAGGAACGATCAGGATTGGCTGGATAGTCACCAGGCACAGTTCTGGCGGACCTGGCATCGCGACGTCTTCGATCTGGATACCGCCAATGAGTTCGGCCTGGCCGTCTGGGCCCGCATCCTGGGCGTATCGCTAGAAATCGGCGAACCGCGTCGCGTCGAGGGAGTCTTCGGGTTTGGCCCGGCAAACAAGAACTTCGGCAACGGGAACTTCGGACGCGCCGCCGATGGACAGGTCAGCCTCGACATCGAGTCGGCACGCAAGCTGCTCAAGCTGCGCTGGTTCCAACTGACCATGCGGCCTACGGCGCCGAACATCAACCAGGCGCTGGCTAATGTCTTCGGTGAAGGCGTCGCCTATGTGGCAGACAGCTACGACATGACGCTGGTCACCTTCTTTTTTACCGAGGCGCCTGACTACAGGTTGCGAAGGCTTTTGGAGAAGACCGATATTTTGCCGCGCCCCTCTACGGTGCGCGTCGGCTGGAAGGTTCAGATAAAGCCGTCCTGGGGCTTCGGCGCCCAGCACCTCAATTTCGAAAACGGAAACTTCGGAGCATAAATGGCTACCCGTATCTATAAAACGCCGTTCGCCGCGACCGGTGACAAAGAGCCCTTGGCTACGGCTGATCAACCGGACGGCAAGGTTTCGCTGCAGGCGGGCTGGACGCCAGACTATGAACTGCCTAACGACAACGCTAATTATCGTCCTGTCGGTCGGGGCGAAATGAATGGCATCATCGGAGAGATCACCGAGGGCCTGGGCGACGTGCAACTCCACGGATTCGCCACCTGGCAAGCCATCGACGGAGGCTGGCCGGTCGGTGCTCATGTGTTTGCCGGCGGCGTCATCTATCGATCGGATGCTGACAACAATACGACCAACCCGGGCACGGGCGGCGCAGGCTGGTCGCAGCCGTTCGCCGGGCGTCTGCTCAACGTGCGCGTTTTCAACACGCCCGGCACGACGACCTACACGCCTACCCCCGGGACTAAACGAATCATCGCCCACATCCAGGGCGGCGGCGGTGGTGGCGGCGGTTCGGAAGGTGACGCAGCGGGTACCATCGCGGCCGGCGCCGGCGGCGGCTCGGGTTCCTATGCCTATTTCACCACCACGACGGTGCCGAGCGGCGCAACCCTGACGGTGGGGGCCGGGGGTGTCGGTGGAATTTGGCCCACCGATGCGGGGATTGGCGGGGCTGGTGGTAGCTCGTCGATCGGTGTACTCGTGACTGCACCTGGTGGGCTGGGTGGCAGTGTGGGGCGATCTGCAGTTAACACGACTGCGGGGCCAAGCAATAACGGCGGCGCCGGCGGCGCGGCACCCTCTGGCGCGACCTATGGAAGTGCGGGTGGAAATGGCAACGCCGGCCTGTATATCAATGCTGGCGCGCTTACCGGCGCTGGGGCCGACAGTCGCTATGGCAGCGGTGGAGCAATGTCGGGCGCGTCTACAGCCGGATTGTTCGGAGCGTTGCCAGCCACGGGCTTTGGCGCGGGCGGGGCCGGCACCGGGCGCGACGGGAGTGCTGGCAGCGGCACGGGCGGGGCGGGTAGCCCCGGCATCATTGTCATCGAGGAGTACGCGTAATGGAAGCCTACGGCAGACTGCACGAAACGATGCTGGTGGAAATCATCGTTCCCCCGGATGGGGTCTCCATCCATGACATGTTTCATCCCGATTTCGTGGCGACGCTGATTGACCTGTCGCCGTTCTCTCCAATGCCTTCCATCGGTGATCTGTATCAGAACGGCGTGTTCGTTTCACCCGTGATCACCTGATTTCAGAACAGCCTCTATCAGGGTCTCCACCGCGCGGGCGCCGTCTTTGCTAAGGTGCTCGCCATCAGAGAACAGCACTCTGCCGTCCACAATCGCCTTGCACTCTCCTCCTGGGCAAATGGCGTCTGCTGGGTCAACGAAATAGACGTCGGTTTGGCGTTGTGCGAACTTCGCCAACTCGCGATTGACAGCCGCGGGGACCGTGTCGGCGATCGGATAGGTCATCTTGCTTTCGCACGGCTGCTCAATAAATCTAGGTCGCAGCAGGCAGGACGGCGCGGAGTTCATCGCGCTGGCGTTTGGTGCGCTCCCAAGAATGATCAGCCGATGTCCGCTAAACTCGCTCCGCAATTTGGTCAGGTCTTGGATGAGGAAACTATGAAATTCTGACGTGTCGCGGAAGTTGATTTTCGTCCCGTCGAGATTGGCGACGACAGTGTAATAGCCTGCCCAATGCTGACCGAATATGACGGTAGCCGAAGTTCCTTGGATCTTCGCCATCGCCCGCTGATAGGCATCATGGCACCCCTGGAGCGCGGCCCCGTTGATGAATCGGGTGTGGGTGGGCGAGAAATAACAACCATGGGCGAATATCCCCACACCAACCAGGTTCTTGCGTTTTAGCAGTTCGTCCACGGCAGCGACGTGCTGTAGCGCGAAGCTGTCGCCGAACAGGACAACATCGGGGGTACTGCCTGCAACCCCAAGGGGTGTTTCCAGTTCATAGCCGTTCCCGCCATAGTGCTCGGCGTGGAATCGGGCCGGGTCGCTGTATTTCGCAGCATAGTCGGCCGGGATTCGCTGCGGTAGGCCACCGCTTCTGTCAATGCTCACGGCGAGCGATAGCGCTATGGCAGTGGCGCCAATCGCGGCCGTGACAGGGATGAATCCCCTACGTCGAATCAGTGGCTTCTCGACAAGGTGATACAGGGCTGCGCCAAGGACGAGCGAAGCGATCAGAGCTAGGCTGGTTTGCGACGCTGACAAAGGGCCGAACCAATAATATTTGGCAGTGACGATTATCGGCCAGTGGACCAAGTAAACAGAGTAGGAAATCTTTCCGAGATAGAGCATCCCCGGGTTGCTCGCCACCCGTGAGAGGCGGCCATCAGCGCCGACTATCCAAGCGACGGCACCAAGACAGGGAAGCAGCGCCGCCGCCCCTGGGAATGGCGTCTCAGCGTTATATACGACCACCGCCACCAAGATCATCGCCAAGCCAACCACGGCGGCGGCGTCGGGCTTTCGAATGCGCACGGGGCGAATTGCGAGCAATGCGCCGAGGGCGAGCTCGAACATGCGCGTTGGCATTAGAAAGTAGGAAGCGCTGGCGTCAACTGCCAGCAGCCACTGGGAGATGATGAGAGATCCGACGAGAAGGAAGGGCACCCAGATGTGCCGACGTGGAAGGAACGCGATCAGCGGCGCCCAGACCAGATAGAACTGCCATTCCGCCCCGAGAGTCCAGGTATGGAGAAGGGGCTGTGTCTGGGCCGCGGCGTCGAAATAACCCTGGTTCAGCCAAAAGAAGAAATTCGAAGCAGACAGCGATGCCCAGATTGATGACCTGGCCGTCTCTTTGAAGGTGGCCGGGTCCGTCAGTAAATAGCCCGCGACCAATACCATGCCGATGGTGGCTATCAGCGCTGGGTAAAGCCGCATGAACCGGCGTCGATAAAAATTCCAAAGCGAAAACCGGGGGCCTTCGTCGATGATCGACTGGGTGATCAGATATCCGGAGATCACGAAGAATACGTCGACGCCGACGAAGCCGCCGGCGGCCCAGGGTAAATCGAGGTGGAACAGCAGTACAGCGAGAACTGCTACGGCGCGGAGGGCGTCAATTCCTGGCTGATATTTTGTTGACATCGTTTTTTCTCAGAATTCCGGCGATTGTAAGCCGATTATCTGGCCCGCTTCGGCGGGCATTTTTTCGTCCAAAGGGAGACAACAGTGACAGGTGATCCTCCCGGCATCAGCCAGGACACGAAAGCGATATTGGCCGCGCTACATGAGATGCAGGCCGCAGCGAGCCGGGACACCAACGCGCGGTTCGAGGCCATGCAGAAGGAAATGTTGGCGATCTCGGCGGCGGTCAAGACGGGTTTTCCGGGCGGCGACTTCGACGGCCACCGGCGATATCACGAGCTGGTCATCGAGCGAGAGGAACAGCGCCGGGAGTTCTGGCGCGGCCTGGCGCTGCACGTGGCCAAGACCAGCACGTGGGCCATGCTGGCTGGTCTGTTTTTCTACCTGGTGCCGCTGATCGGCGCCAGCCTCAAGGAGTGGCTGCGCAGATGATGCTCATCCAGAACTGGCGCCGCAAGTTCCCGCGATTGTGGAGCGTGCGCCTGGCCCTGATCGCGGCCGTACTTTCGGCGATCGAGGTGGCCATCAATTGGTGGCTGAGTGGCAAGCCCCCGCTGATCGTGATCGGCGCGGGGCTTTTCTCTTTGTGCGCGGCGATCGCGCGCGTGATTTCGCAGCCGAGGCTGAACGATGAAGACAGGAACTAAGCGGACCCTGCAGGGGACGGTGGGCGCGGGTGCCGCGGCGATGCTGCTCAACTTCGTGCCGCAGGTTGAAGGCACGATCCTGCGCGGCTACAAGGACCCGATCGGCATCGTGACGGCCTGCTCGGGCCACACCAAGACGGCGGTGCTGGGGCGCCCATACAGCCCGGAGGAGTGCCGCCGGCTGCTGGAGGCCGATCTGGTCGACCACGCCGAGGGCGTTCTGGCCTGCACGCCGGCGCTGGGCGGCCACCAGTATCAGCTGGCGGCGGCCACCTCGTTCGCCTTCAACGTGGGCGTGGGCGCCTACTGCCGTTCGGCGACGGCGCGCCGGTTCAACGCCGGAGATTGGGCCGGGGCCTGCCGAGCGATGAACCAGGCCGACAACGGCAAGCCGCAATGGGTATGGGCTGGCGGCCAGATGCTGCCCGGCCTGGTTAAGCGGCGAGCTATCGAGCGGGAGATGTGCGAGACGGAGCTGCCCAAATGAACACCCTCCTGCGCATGGCGCTGCCCTGGATCGGCGGCGCGGTGGTGGTGATGGTGCTGGGCGCCGGCGTCGTGCTGTACGGATCCAGCCGATTCAACGCCGGCATGGCCAAGGCCAACGCCGACCACGCCCTGGCCGAGCTGAACGAGTTCAAGGCCCAGACCGGCCGCCTGGCCGGCATCGCCACCACCTTCGAAACGAGCGTGGCCGAGCTGCGCGCCACCGAGCCCAAGATCATCGAGAGGTATACCCGTGTCGAAGTCCAAAGCCCTTTGCCTGCTGGCTGTCGTATTGACGCTGGCCGGCTGCAGCACATCAACGAAGCCGGCCGCCTGGCCAATACTGCCGGCCAACCTGGCCCAGCCGTGCCCGCCGGTGCCAGAAGTGACCAGCGATAGCTGGGACGATTTCGCGCGCAGCTACATTGCGCTGGCGGCGCAGTACGGGCAGTGCGCGGCGCGGCACCAGGCTACTGTGGCGGCGTGGCCCAAATGATCATTTGTAGATACAGCACGCAGGCGAGTAGGCGTTGGAGCAGCCGGGCGGCAAGTTCAGCGCTTCGCAGGATTGATTCGAGTCGTTGCATGGGGTCGCCCCAAGGGTTGTAGACGACCTAAATACTATTGTCACGACTTGGCGATTTCCTCTTGCGGGATTTCCAATTCTCGCCCGGCTCGCCGGAAACCCGCGTCAATCCTGAGTTTGGACGATCGACGACGTTGCGGATCTCGCCGTCAATAGTTCACCGCGGCGCCATGCCCTTACGCAGCTTGCGCGGCTCTTCCAGCAGTTCGGCCGTCATCTGGTCGCGCTCAATCACACAGGGCTCGGCGGCCAGGCCTTCCATCAGGTCGTCGTAGATCTCGCCCATGAGGCTGGGCGGCCGCTTCAGGTCGCCGGACACCTGGTGCAGGCGCAACAGCACCGAGCGCAGGCGCTTGACCTCCCACAGCAGGGCGATCACATCGGGGTTCCAGGGCTGGCGCTCGCGGATGGCGCGCAGCTGTTCGGCGAATAGGGGGGCTTTGAACGGCATGGCGGAAAACACTGGTTGTGCATCCAGTATATTCCGCAATAATCGGGGTCACTTCATAGGGGTTGCCACCAGCCGGTCAGCCGGGAAGGACACCAGGAAATCCCGCGAGGCATCCGCCGGCGCGGTGAGCCAGTCGCCGTAGGCGCCCTCGGGCAGGATGACGACCATCCGCTTCTCCTTGCCGGCCTGGTGGTAGTCGCGGAACAGTGGATCCTCGTCCGCGTTGATCGTCAGCATGGTGTAGCTCTCCTGGAGCTGGCCGGCGGTGTCGCGCCAGCGATCCCACAGGCCGGCGATACCCAGCGGCGCGCCGTCGGCCCGGGTGAACCGGGTCGCCACCGCGACGCCCGACCTCCAGTCAGGTTCGAAGATGGCGTCGGCCGGGATGATGCAATGCTGGGCCCGGCGCCAGGCGTTGCCGAACGTGAAGGACTTGGCCGCCGTCTCGCTGCGCGCGTTGAACGTCGACAGCTTGCCGGCCTTGTCCAGGCCGTCCGCCTTCGTCATGGCGCTAATCAGGCCCCAGCGGCCTACCACCGCCTCGCGCTCCGGCACGGCTTCGTCGCCGGCGTCATGCTCGACCGGCCGCCGAATGAAAACGCCCGGGTAGCGCGGCCACATGTCGTACTTGCCGCCGGCCGGCTTGTTGGGCGCGCCGAACTTCTTCAGCAGCAGCTCGGCGTCCTTCAGGGTCTGGTAGTGCGAACACATGGGGCGCTCCCGCATGATCGGTTACGCTTCGAGTATACGAGTGCGCGTTCGAGTCGGCGGGTGTGGGGACATGCTGAGGCCGGCCCCATATTGGCCCCAAAAATCGAAGAAACCCGCGCCAATATTGGATTCGAGAGTCCCCTCCTTCGCACCAACCCTATTCGGGTACTGAATCGGCGCCATGCCGGCAGTATCCCAAGACCCCGAGACATCCGTGTGTCTCGGGGTCTTTTCATTTTGGGAGTCTTTTCATATGGCGGATCTTGGTGATTTCCTTATGAATCAGAGGGTTGATAGGGATGTCGGCTCCGAGCCCGGCCCCGTATTTTCGCGCCTGTACCGCATTTCCCATGCTTGTTATAAAGACGCCTGAAGCTTTTCTTGTCGAGCGAGGGTAAATGTCTCCGATTCAACTGCTTAGCCGCGGCGGCCCGCTGTTGTTGCTCGCCGCGCTCATGTCTGGCTGTTCCTCCTCCTCGCCCGTCAACCCCTGGTCTTCGCCCGCGGCACCGGGCTCCGGTCCCGATTCGTCGCGTGTCAGCCTTGAATGCCGGGTAAGCCGCAGCAGTTGCCTCTACAACGGTAAGTACGAGGTGGGCGAGCGGGATTACGCGGAAGAAGAGGCCAAGCGCCTGAACCGGGCCGAGATGGAACGGTTGCGTCGCGCTTTCGGCGGTTGAGCCAGGATATGAAAAAGCCCGTCAGATGACGGGCTTTTCACATGCGGTGCGCGCTTGATGGGCGTGCACCGCTTTGTTCGTGCTTACTTCAAGAGCTTGGGGAACGCCGGGTCGCGCACCGCCTTCTTGATCAGTTCCTGAACCGCGCCGAGCCCCGCCAGTGCCGTCTGGGTGCAGGCCGTTTCGCCGACGAAACTGGTGGTGAACTTGTAGGTGTCTTCCACCGACAGCGAATTGCCGTTGCTGGATCTCAATGTCAGGGCGCTGACCCATTTGCCGCTGTTGGAACTGAAGTTGAGTTTGTCGAGCGTGCCGGTGAGTTCCACTGGCGCTTTTTCGGCATAGAGATTTGCCATCATGAGCTCACTGACGAGCGCTTTGCGGACGTATTCCGAATACGCCTCGGCATTCGGCGTCTTGACGGGACCGAAAGCGCGGCAGGTCAGCACGCCAGACTTGCTCTGATCGCCGGGGCCATTGTTGAAGGGGCCGACATTCACCTTGACTTCGCCCATCGAACGCAATGCCGATACGGTTTCGGCATCGGCCGAATACCGGGGCACGGCGAACGTCGAACAACCCGAGATCGTCAGCGCAAGGACGACAACGGCAGACAGCTTTAGCAT